AGAGCATTGGCTTATTACACACAGTAAAGATCGTGTAGGTATCATAGCATTAGAAGAAGATTGGAAGAGAACAGTAGATGGTATCATATCTATTGAGGCCAATGACAGATTATATATTGAAGAGATCAGAGATAAGTATGATGAAGATACTTTAGATGGATTGTTTAAGAAGATGACTAAAGAAGATAAAGTATATATACATGCTCACTTTGGAATAAATAATATTGATGAAGTCTTTGCCAAGTTAAGGTATATAATTGTAGGATGTGAATGTAAGTGGGTAGTAGTAGATCATTTGCATATGCTAGTGTCTGCCCTATCAGAAGGTGATGAACGTAGATCAATAGATAATATAATGACAAACCTTAGAAGCATCGTAGAAGAGACAGGAGTGGGCCTATTACTGGTGTCTCACCTACGTAGGGTAGGGGGTAATGAAGGACATGAAAATGGCGTAGAGGTTAATCTGAGCCATCTCAGGGGCAGTCAAAGCATAGCCCAGATAAGTGACTGTGTTATTGCACTGGAAAGAAACCAACAGGCTGATGATCCTATTGAAGCTAACACTACTAAGCTACGTGTATTGAAGTCTAGATATACAGGTGATGTAGGTCTTGCTTGCTCATTGTATTATGATCCTGATACTGGAAGGCTCAGTGAAGTACAGCATGAAACAGACAATGGTGATTTAGAATTTGATAATATACCTTTTTAGGAGAAGGAATGAAAAAGATAACACTTGACAACAAAGATGCATCGCCATCTGAGGAAGGCCCTATAGATGAGATGGTGCTTGACTTCTTAGTTGAACGTGGTATAATCCCATCTAGTTTTAGATGGAAGTTAGTCATTGAGTATGAGGAGAATACTAAGTGAAGTGAACTAGAATACATATCAACCAACACAATATCAAATATAATAATAAAAGTACAGGTGATATAAAGCCTGTGATAACAGCAAAAGATTATATTCAAAACAGAAAAGGTAATGATGTATTAATTCTTGATGATGATGGAGAAGTTGTAGCAAGAGTTATATACTCTCCAGATAAACCTTTAGACTGTGGAGCTAAGTGCTGGATTGAAACCTTTAATGAAGTTGTGGTAATATAGGAGAACTTAATGGACGCTGTTGATTTATTTATAGATTACTGGATATTGTATAGGACTCAAGAACCTACTGTACCAGTATTAAATGGTAAACAAGTAGACTTTGAAATAGAATTAAGAAAGTTAATCATACAAGAGAAACATAAATTATTAAATCATTTAGAAGAGGACTTTAATAAAATATGAGTAATCATTACACAGAAGACTTAATGGAGAAGCTATATGAAAAAGCCTTGGACATGGGAATGTCTGAGGCTGAAGCTTTAGCTTATGTACAGAAAGAACTAGAGGAAAGAGAATGAAATTAGTATTTGATATAGAAACTGATGGACTAGATGCATCTAAGATATGGTGCATTGTAGCTAAAGATTTAGATACAAATAAAATATATAGTTATGATCCTAATGAAATAGATAATGGTCTTGAATTGTTGGCGAAGGCTGAACTATTAATAGGACATAACATCTTAGGATTTGATATACCAGTAATAGAAAACCTAACTGGATTATCTTTTAAAGATAAGAAGGTGATTGATACGTTGGTGTTATCAAGACTAGCCAAGCCTGAAAGAAGTGGTCACAGTTTAAAAGCTTGGGGATTTAATATAGGATTTAATAAAGGATCAATGGAAGAACAAGGGTTCACTCATTACTCTAAAGAAATGATGGAGTATTGTATTAATGATGTAGAATTAAATGCTAAAGTATTTATTAATATTCTAAAAGAACTTGAAGGGTTTGATCCTAAAGCTATAGGACTTGAACATGCAATAGCTGTTATACTTAAAGAGCAAGAGAAGTATGGGTTTCTTTTTGATGAGCAAAAGGGATCTGTATTGTTGGCTGAACTCAATCAACGCAAGTGTGAGATAGAACAAACAGTACAACAAGTATTCAAACCTAAGTTAGTTAAATTAAAAACAGTTACTCCTAAGCGGAAGAAGGATGGATGCTTATCTAAGCAGGGATTAACAGACGAAGAGTTTCTTAAAATATTAAACAAACCTAGTCATGCACAACTATTGCCATTTGATAGATGCAAGTTACAAGAGTTTAATTTAGGATCAAGAAAACAAATAGGAGAATACTTACAAGACTTTGGATGGAAGCCTAGAAAGTTTACACCTACAGGCCAGCCGATTGTAGATGAATCAACTTTAAATAAAGTTAAGAATATACCAGAGGCTCAGTTAATTTCTAAGTTCTTAATGCTTCAGAAAAGAATAGCTCAAGTAGATTCTTGGTTTAAACATTTAGCAAAAGATCAAAGAGTACATGGCTTTGTCATACCTAATGGTGCAATCACAGGAAGAATGAGTCATGCTAAACCTAATCTAGCGCAGATACCAGCATCCTATAGTCCTTATGGAAAGGATTGCAGATCTTGTTGGATAGTTCCAGATGATTATAAACTTGTAGGTATTGATGCATCTGGGTTAGAATTAAGAATGCTAGCACACTACATGAATGATGAGGAATTTAAAAATGAAATACTCAACGGAGATATCCACACAGCAAATCAAAAACTTGCAGGTCTTGAATCAAGAGATCAGGCAAAGACTTTCATCTATGCCCTTATCTACGGTGGAAGTGACCTTCGACTTGGGCAAGTGGTTGGAGGAAATAGAAACGATGGTAAAAGATTACGAAAATCTTTTATTGATAATCTCCCATCATTTGGAACTCTTAAAGATAGAGTTGAAAGAGCAACAGCAAAAAAATACCTCAAAGGATTAGATGGACGTAAGGTATTTATAAGATCAGAACATGCAGCTTTAAATACTTTATTACAAAGTGCAGGTGCTATCGTAATGAAACAAGCACTTGTCAATTTAAATAATAGTATTAGAGAAAATAATTTGGATGCTCACTTTGTAGCTAATGTACATGATGAGTGGCAGATAGAAGCACATAAGGACTGTGCTGATAAGGTAGGTCAACTTGGTGTAGAAGCAATAAGAAAAGTTGAGAATGATTTTAATCTTCGCTGTCCTTTAGATGGTGAATACAAGATAGGAGATAACTGGAGTGAAACACATTAATATACCTGAAAACCCTATGGGTAAATATTTAAAACATCCTGAAAGATATAAATTTATAGAAGGAGAATGGTGGTATTATTATCCTGAAACAGGAACTAGTTTAAAAAGTGGTAATCATGTAAGAGAAAGAGCAGAAACTTTACGCAAAAGAACTGATAAAGTTATGACAGTTAATGGTAAATACATACCAAGATCACATCCTTTGCATAAGCCGGGAAGATATAAAGCATTTTCTGATGCAGCTTTTAGTTCTCTTAATAATTATGAAACTAATTTAGATGGTCAAGTTTATATAATAACTAATCCTTCTTATCCAGAATGGGTGAAAGTTGGTATGGCTGTGGATTCAGAAGATAGATTAAAACAATATCAAACTTCTTCTCCTTATAGAGATTATGTTTTACATGGAACGTATTCTGTAGAAGATCGTAGAGAATCTGAAACAAAATCTCATGTATTACTTGACAAACACTTTGAACGTAAGGGAGAATGGTTTAAATGTAGTCCATCACAAGCTAAAGAATTGTTGGATAATTTATTAATTAAGGAAGTAAATGAGCAACTTGAACTCGCTATCTAGTTTAGTAGACGATATTTATTCTGCGTTATCCCCCTTATCAAAGGGTGAAGCATTACAAGTATCAGAAGAAGACATTGATAGTTTAGGTGAAGCTATCAAAGAAGTAGTACGTCATTGGGCTACACCAAAGCCAAAAGATAGTAATACTTTAAGAATGTCTAACATAGGTAAACCAAGCAGGAAACTATGGTTTGATTTTAAATATAAAAATGATGGAAGCTTTAAAGAAGAATCACATCTTCCAATAAAGTTTTTGTATGGACATCTACTTGAAGAAGTATTATTATTTCTTGTCAAGATGTCTGGTCATTCTGTTACAGATGAACAAAAGGAAGTAGAAGTTGGTGGAGTTAAAGGACACATTGATTGTAAGATTGATGGAGAGGTCATTGATATTAAGACTGCATCAGGTTTTGCATTTAATAAGTTTAAGAATGGTACGTTAAGAGAAGATGATCCCTTTGGATACATGGCTCAGTTAGCTGGTTATGAAGAAGCTGAAGGTTCCGATGAAGGTGGCTTCCTTGTTATCAACAAAGAATCAGGTGAGCTTACTCTTTATCAACCAGAAGAACTTGACAAACCTTATGCCTCTAAAGTAATAGAAGATATTAAAGAATCTTTAAATAGTAATGAACCTCCACAGTTTTGTTACGACCCTATACCAGAAGGTAAGTCAGGTAACATGAAGCTTCCTAAGAATTGTGTATACTGTTCTCATAAGTTTAAATGTTATCCAGATCTTAGAGTATTTAAATATTCAAAAGGTTTAGTATATTTTACAGAAGTAGCTAACGAACCTAAAGTTGAAGAGGTATTAGATGTATCCTAAAAGTAAGAAACAAAAATTAAACTTTAAAGTTTATTCATTGTTAATGGAATGGCTTGTTGGTTTGTTACCTGAAAATACAGAGCTTACTAATGATCAGGTTCTTGATAATTTACCAAAAGAAAAATACTTTTATTCTTTAGGTCAGAAACGTCTTAATGCTTACACACATAGATGGGTTAGACAAAGACTTAAAAAAGTGTTAAGATACAAACCTATTAGTCAGATTACTATGTATGATATAGAGAATGCGTAGAGTACCTCGTAAGAAAAGACCTCTTGAAAAAGATGTACCAAAAGGTTATGATTCTAAATGGGAATCAGAAATCCACAACACAATACTACAAGGATGGGATCTTCATACAAACAAAATAGAGTATGTTGTTGAGCATACTTACACTCCAGATTTTATTA